GGCCTTTGTTGCCCTGGCCGCCGGTGATGATCTTTCTGCAGTCACTGCATACCAGCGCCTGCGGCTGTTCGGGTTCGGGCTGGGGATCCTCAAGCCATGCGGGAGGATCGGAGTAATCGTCATAATCCTCCTGCTCATCCTCCGGGCCGTACTGTCCCGGCCCCTCATCGTCATACTCAGGGACGGTCACGGGAGCCTGGGTATCAGGCGCAGGGAGCGCCGCCGCTTGCTGGCTCGCCGGCATTTCAAACAGCATGCCCATAGACTGCAGATAGTTACTTGCTACCGCCTGCTTGATCTCCGGGGCATCCAGGTTAGGCACCACGCGGGCTACCACAAAGGGCTTTTTCAGATCCTCCAGTTGATAGGTGCCGGCAAGTCCCAGGGCTGCGCGGATCGCGCGCATAAAAGCCTTGCTTTCAGCCATTGCGGTACGGTGGGGCAGGAACCGCTTGAACTGAGCCTCGGACATGCTGCCCTTTTCCAAATCACAGTCGATTTCCTTTGTGGCCTGCATCAGCCGGAAGCCGCCGGAGGGTTCGGGTACGCGGATCGTGACGGTGACGGCCACATCGTACACATGGGGGCAGTTTCCGCAAGCGCGGGCGTTGCCGGTGGCGCGGGCCATTTCTACGCAGCGCTGGCAGCATTCCGTGCGTCCGGGGGTAGTGGACACAATGGAGATATTGGCAGCGGCGGCCAGCTTCATTCCGGCAACTTTGGTGATCGCATAGGCGCTGCAGGATTTCTCATAGTAGATATCCTTGCTAGGGCCTTTGTTGTAAGTGTCCTGGCGGGTGTCGAGCTGGACTTCCGAAACGATGATCCGCTGGAGGTTGGATGCAACCTGGAGGGTGGTAACAGGAACCAGCACATTGTACTTGTCGCGGGGGAACTTGTTGAGTTGGACGATATTTTGGTAATCCATTATTTTCTCCTTTCGCCTTGACAGGCTGCGTGGGAGGTGGTATAATTAGCGCAGTTGGTTAATTTCCGCGCTTGGCCGTCCCTTGTTGCACCAGGGGGCGGCCTTTCCCATTTGCTCCCAGTAAAATGATATCTGAAATGCTTTCCTCCAGCTTTCGCAGGAATTCCAGGGCCTCAGCAAAGGCCTCCTGTTCGCTTTGGTCGATCACGCCATCAAATGCGATCTGTTCCAGGCGATCCGCTACCGCTTGACCATCAACGATCATGCGGCGCACTCTCAGCGTTGCCAGGGGGAGGGGGCGATCCGTAGCTGTTCTGCCGATCTTCCGGCCTACGGGACAGGTAGCGCAATACCTGGGGAGGATATCCGGGGATCCGTAGCACTCTGCGTAAGTGACTGCATCCTCCGGCTCAAGCTCCACATCGCCGCGTTCATGCCGCCCTATGGTCTCCGGCGAGAATGGGACGGCCATTGCCGCTGTGCCGCGGCTGACATATCCCGCCTGTACTCTTGCCTCCCGGAGATATTCGGGAGGGCTTTTTGTTACTGTCATTGACATACCGTTTTCGCTCCTTTCTGCTATAATGTGGGTACAGTGAATTACTCAGCAGGGGGAGCGATTTTCTTTGCGGCCCACACCGCATTGTCGGTGAGCTGACGCTGCCAGCATCCATTTTTGGGAGACCAGCGGAAGCCATGGGATTTGAGGTTCGTCCGGGTGTCATCATCGGGCTTGCCCTCATAGAAGATCTGCAGGCGGTTCTCCTCGGTATTCATAACAACCTCGCCATCTTCAAATTCCCAGCCGGTGGGAGCCTGAGCGGTTTCGCGCTTTTCAAGCTCAGCGATCCGCTCTTTAATTCGCCGGATATTGGCATTATTGTTAGATAACAGATAGGATGCGTAGGGCTTATCTTCCAGGTGGAAAGTGCTGGACATGTCTGCCTTGATCTCCAGGATCTCTCTTTCGGAAAGGTGAGGGCATCCGTCCAGGGTCTTATTCTTGCGGTACCAGGCGTTTACATCCCGCATGTGCTGCTGGAGCTTTTCCAGGGAGGCCAGCTTCTTTTGCAGTTTCTCCTTGGCGTTGGGATCGTCAGAGCTGATACCGCCCTTGCCCACACTCCGCATTTTGTCAAGCAGGCCCTGGATTTCGTTGTACTCTGCCATATTGCGGTCAGAGGCGGCGATCTGCTTTTCCTTTTTCCTTACGGGGAAGTTTGCGGCACCGGCGATCATCACAGAGGGACACATCGTACCAATGCGGTAACTGTCATTCAGGTTGGCGGCCAGCTTTTCGGCGTACCGGGCGGCCAGGTAGTCGATCTTCTCATGGTACATAGGATCCACGCGGTTCTTGCAGTGTTCGGCAATGACATAGGCCTCATCCACCTGGCGGCGGTAGGAAGCGGTTGCAGTACCAGGGATGTACTCATAGAAGCTCATCATTTCCTTTGCCCTGCGGGCCGTGTCCTCACTGATCGGGTGATACTTGGGGATCGTGCCGGCTACCAGGCAATACTCCTCAGCGGGCAGGGGCAGCGGCTCCTCATACTCCACATAGCCCCACACCTGGCCGATGTGGTTGAACTTGGAGCCGTTCATGCCGTAGGTGTATGTAACGGCGGGGGTGGGCTGCTCAGGGATGCACAAAGCGCCCTCAGCGGTTTTTCGGGTAATGTAGTAACGGAACATAGTTGGTTAATCTCCTTTCGGTTATCAGGCCGGTTTCGCGGCCAGTTTAGACGGTTCGATCTTTTCCCCTGTGAAGCAGTAGCCGCAGTAGCGCCAAAGGCCTGCGCCGCGGGAAAAGGTTGTGTAGGTCAGCTTCGTGTGGCCATCCCTGGGATCCTTTGCGATACCATGCGGTTCCCCGCATTGCACCAGGTTCGCTGTACAGATCCTCGGGGGCAGGCAGTTTATAAATTCTTCGACAACGGCATCTTCCACAGTATCGCCGGGTTTTGCCGCCCGTTCAAAGCTGCCGGCACTCTGCCAGTCGGCCATAGTCACGGCTGGGCTTTTCTCATCATCGGAGGTTCGCTGACAGTCGCATTTCTCACCAGGATCAAGGGCGGCTCCGCATTCCGGGCAGATGTAGTTGTGCATGATCTCTTTTTCTCCTTTCGTTTGTAGGTGTCGATCCAGCCGCGCAGCTTCCAGCCAAACAGCATAAACAGAACGGCATACATCGCAGTAAAGGCATGTGCGCCCAGGATATCAGCCAGGGCGATGCCCAGCCAATCCAGGACTAGCAGCAGCATCCGGGCCGCTATCATTGCGATCAGCAGGATAAAGGACAGGCGGGCCAGTAGCCGGCGCTGTTCCCTGCGGCGCTTCCTTGAGGGGCGTTTGTGGGTGGTGTGGTTATTCATGGGATTTCCTCCTAGCTTGCAGCTTTACGCCCGCGCTTCACGGGTAGATCGTCAGTAAATCCAAAGCGCTGGTAGAAATACTTGCGGCTCACTCTGCCGGGGACGGTGTAAATACCCTTGGCATCCAACTCCCCATTGAGCTGCCGGATGATCTCATAGCTCTTGCTTTTGGCAAGACCTGTGAGGCTCATAACATCCTCCACGAACATGTACATGTCGCGGGCAGTTTTGGTGACGCTCATCGCACTGCCTCCCTGTACTTATCCATGTAGTTCCGCACCGTGGGGATCAGCTCATGGCCGGCACATCTGCCCACGGTGGTGTCCATCAGAGTGCCGTACTTTACACCGGCTTTTTCGGCCAACTGCTTTGCAGTCATGCCAAACTCAGCGGTAAAATTCTTGACTTCCACGCCAAAGTCGGTCTTAGGCTTCACAACACCAGGCGTTCTCATAATTCGGGTTCCTCCTCACTTATCGTATTTTTTAGATGGATTGGTTGAAATTTCAGCGCAGAGGCTGTATAATGGTCTGATACTGCAGCGGCTCACTCCGCTGGGATCATTTCGCCATCGCTCACCAGGCTATCCCCTCCGGGGAAGCGGTAGATCGGGGCCACCTTGCCGCCCTCCAGGTGCTGCAGGCCCACAAGATGGGCGATGCAGTCACGGGCCTGGATCTTCATGGGCCAGCCGTAATGGGCGCTGAGATCGGACAGCTTGTAGAAGATCATAAATGCTCAAATCCTTTCTGAGGCTTCCAGTCAGGGCAATTCACCTTTTTGGCAACATGATCCTTGCCGTCCGGGGTGAAGCAGACGCGGGTGCAGTTTTCGCAACTCCGCACCTCCTTGGGCTTGGGCGGTTCGCCGGTGGTGAGCCACGCCAGCCAACACTCCCGGCAGCTCACCTTGCAGCACTGCACCTCACCGGTGCAGAACGGCGGGTGTCCGTTTGCCAGGATATCCGCGATCTCACCCGCGGTGGTGTAGGGATCCTTGAGGATTTCAATTCCAGTTTTCATCGTCTGTACCTCCTTAGCAATCTACGGCTACGCGATGGTAGCACCACCAGGCACCGGCCCGCTGGAACAACTTGCGCCATACGGTGAAAAACTGGCCGGTGCAATCATAAGCAGAGGGCCGGCATACAAGCTCCATGTGTGCCTCAAAGTAGGCCTCTGCATCCTCACGGGTTTCCGCGCCGGGGATCTTCTCCAGGGAAATGTAGCCGTCAATACCCTCATCCCGGACGATCCGGCGGCTCTCATTCAGGGGCGCATTGGTGAAGCGG